TTCTCACGTTCCAGCAACGAATCAGTCAGTGTCCTGAAGTAGTTGAATATCTCAGTCTCTTCCTTGTTCAACCATTCCGGTGCTGTCTCGTTTGTGTCAAGCAACTCATAGAAGAACTCAGCAGAGGTGGTCGGCTTGTTGCCAAGCACTGACGCAACCTTGGTGCGCCATGTCTCTCCACCGATCTTATTCATCCTGCGGATCATTTCCTCGTTCTTACGTTGTACCTTCTGGAATTCAATGTGGTGACGACGCTTACCCTTACGGGCGGGATTAAGCAAGAACCCAAGACCGGCCTTCTCGATCACGTAGTCCTGTGGCACAAACATGCGGAGCAGCGCGTTGCCACGAACCTTGCGACGTTGCAGTGCTTGCTCAGGATGCAGCACGCCCTTCTGCTTGGCCGCTTCCAGATAGTAGTCAACCAGTGCATCAGCTTCATTCTGGTCCATCTTGGTCATCGACTCTTTGCCGGTGATGTCCATCAGGGTCTGCTGATACTCTTCGGGTGACTGCTTCATGGAAGACGACAGTCGGTGGACAGCGTCCATCTGTGCCATCGTGGCGCCCTCATTCGCAACCTCAACGTCAGTGGGCGAGGTCATAATCTCAAGCATGTCCTCTTCCTCTGCCGTCAGTTTCTTGCCGGTGTTCAACTTCTCATTGATCCGGTTCACCTCAGCCTGACCTTCCTCAGTCAGTTCAAACGTCGGTGCTTCCTTGCCCTGCATGCGCCATGCCATTTTGCGTGCAATGCTGGGACGCAGGCCATCAGCGATGAAAGCCTTCTCGTCTTCCTTCACCTGCTTCAGTTGGAACTTGCGCTCTTTCTCTTCGAGCTTGGCCATGCGCTTCATGTGCCGGGCCTCAGAACCCTCGTCCCACTTCTTGACTGCATTAATGCCCTGGCCCAGTGCGACCTGACCACCACCAACGATGGACAGTACACCGACCTCAACGCCCAGGTTGTCCATGTCCTGTACGAGCGCTGCCTTGATCCGTGTGCCGAGATCAGCATCAGGGGGTAGATCATAGTCCCCTGTATTGAATGTGGCGTTCAGGAGGGACGACAGGCGTTCCTCACCGAACTCACTCAGGATGTTCTCACGACCAGCCTTGGACATCATCTTCCTTGCGAACGTGCCCTTGGTGCCCCCGGTGGCGGCGATCCAGGACTTCTCCAGGGCGGGGATCAGGACCTTCCCAAGCTTGGTCTTGTTCTCCAGGACCCGGCCAACGAACTTGGAACCACCCGCAGCCTCAGATGCCACCTCGAATACCGTCTGCCAATAGGCTTTGGCTAGGCTCTCAGTGGCGCTCTCGTCCTCTCTCATGCCCAACTGAACTTCGACCTGACGCTGGGAGGCTTGTTTCCCGACGACCGCTGGTAGGCCCACAGAGGCCCTTGTGACCGCCCCTGCTGACCAGCCTGCGGCCCTGAGCATGCCCCGCCCAGCCGTAGTGCTGGCATAATCACCGAAATACCTACGGAGTTTAGCCCTAACTGTGGCTGACCCCAGCTTGTTCAGGCCGCTGGTCATCATCATCTGGACCACGAAGTCGGGCACCTGGCCGACTCCACTACCTATCGCGCCGGCTGTCCCCAGCGCAGCAACGTCAGCAGCTTCCTTCGTAGCCCTGGCAACCTGCTTCTCGTCCAGTTCCTTCCGCTGTTCAGCGGTGAACACAGGCGTCTGATCATCAGATTCAACTCCACCTCGCAGCGGAGAATCGAATTCACGTGTGCGGTACTGGTGCTGATAGTTGTCTTCCTTGAGCCGCTTGTCTGCTTCGATAGTCTCAAGGTTGTTGACAGCACCTGTCACCCATCCCATCAGCGGGATCTTGCCGACACCCTTCATGCCAGTGTACTCAAGACCAACGCCACGCATGAACCGCTTGAACGCACCTTCAGGTGCTTCGAATGTCCCGGTGTACCCAGCGCCACGAAAACTGCTCGTATCAACACCGGCTTCTGCATCCAATGCAGCATAGGGGTTGGACAGTACGCCAGCCTCCTTGTCAAGATCAGCATAAGGGTTGCCGATCCCTGCCTCCCGGTCTAGGTCTTCGTATCGTGCCATGATTACCTCGCTAGATGTTTGTCAGCGAATGCTCGTCCCTCAGCGGTTGAACTGCCGCCGAGTTTGCGGTACTCTTCCAACAGTTCCTGTCGTGACTTCTGCTTGGGCATATTCTCAGTAGCCTTGGTGCCGAACGTACCAGCACCAGTATCCTTGGGTGCGTTTGTGGTTCGCTCCTGTGACTGTGACAGCATAGCCTGCCCGATGCGCTGCTGTTCTTTCATCAAGAATTGCCTACGTGCTTCCAGGGTGGCCCACTGTCGTAGCTCACTCTGATTGGCGGGGCGATCACCCATCATTTCCTTGCCCTCGAACTGCTCACGTCCAGCCTGGCGACCAGTGCGGATATGAACTTCGGGTGCCACACCACCGGGATCATCAAACTGATCACCGATCTTCCACGTGTCCTGGGAGTATGTCCCTTCCTCGCGTGGCGCCTTTACCAAGAACTGTTTCATGCCACGGTTAATCTCATCGAGTTCAGCCTGGATGTCGTCAGCCTGCGCACGCAGCGGTTTAGACTGAGGCCCACGCATAGTCTCATACACCTCACTCGGCAGGACCATCTTAGCCTTGACCATTTCAGGGTCCATCGCCATCCCACCAGCCTGTGCCATCTTATCAACCTCTTGCATGGCCAGTATCTTTGGCCGGTACTTCTGAGCGATGGCATTGCCCTTGGAACTCCATCTGTTCTTGACTTCAGTCAGTTTCTGGTTCAACGCACCCTGAACATGAACAGGCAGGCGTGCTGGGTTGTTGACCTTATACTTTGACATCGTAGCCATCAGCAAAGCGTCACGCTCAGACTTGTAGCCCTGCTCGATAGGCTGGGCCTCAGCCATGAACTGCTGACGTAGATGTTGCATTGCATTGAAATCAGCCATGTCCTGTCTCCTATACCAAGAACCCAAATACGTCAACGGTTGCGTCACAAGCGGCTGTGGTGCCAGTGTTCACAGTTACCTGAAAATTGGAAGATGCAGCAGCCTTAGTATATTTGGTGTTGTTCCCATCCAGCACAATGAAGTCAGTACCCAGAGTTGTTAGGCTTGATAAGTCGACCGTCTGCTTCCAGCCTGTAAAATCATAGTCGGTACCACCCGCCATCGATGCTGTTGGGTCGCGCACAACAACATGTGTAACGTACAGAGTCTTACCAACTGGCACAGTAAATAATGTAGTGGCCGCAGCCGTCTGCATATCAACTACGCTAGATGACAATAGGGTTATGGCATTCTCATTTAAGGCGCTCATAATGTCACCACCTCTTCTTGATTACACACAACTTCGTTATTGTTGCACACTATGTTGTACGATACTGCTGTAACAGAATTGAACTCAACATCAGCGTCTATGTCAGTATCCTGTGGAGTAGACAGGGTCACTGTACCGTCAGAATCATCAGTAACTGTTATTTGGTTTGTGGTCCCGGCTACCCAGGCAGTGAGATCAGTGACAGACGCCAACGACTTGCTGCTGTCTGTGCTAACCACCCTATTAGCGGTCAAGTTATCCAGTGTCACAGTACCAACTTGAATCTCTTCAAATGCTGGTACTGATTCCAGACCTAGTTTAGATATGATCTGCCGTATGGCCGTGATCACAGCATTGTGGGCCTCACCTGGCGCTGGCACCCGTATGCCTTGATTCTTGCCCATGGTTACCTCCTGGTTGCTGCTGTCCTTATGTTAGCAAGCTCAGACTCGTCTTGGAACATCGGGCCGTACCCGCCGTAGCTAATCGGCACCGCTGATTCCCGCGCTGGCGAATTCGTAGCCGAAGTCATTTCGAACATGCCATACACTTCAGGCGAGATCGCGCTGTCCTGGTTGTCATAGATGGTACCCTGCCCATAGCCAGCCGCTTGGTAGAGCGCCGGGAACTGTGACGCCTGGGGCTGTGTGGCAGGTTGCTGTTGCGTGCCGGCACGTCGCGCTTCAATATCAGCGATTCTCTTCTTATCAGCTTCGAGTGCCTTCTGCCACTCCCACGCTTCACGTTCACGCTCAGACTGTTTGTTCGCAGCCTGCGTGGCGATGCGTTGGCTACTACGGTTACTCGCTGCCTCACTTTTCCTGAAGTTCAACTCTTCCTGCCTGGCCTCTTCACCAACAGCCAGGCTCATCAGGTTGGTAAGAACACCGAGGTACTGACCCGATAACTCAGAAGATATTCTATTCTTTGCCTGGCTGACAGCTTCGTGTACCTGCGTTGGTATACCAAGGGCGGCATTGCCAAGTCCTCTGGAAATACTATGCCCAGCTAGGTTGGCCTGTAGCCGTCGTCCTTCATGTTCTGCCTCAGCGAATCGATTCTGCTCTATTGTGCCACCTGGCTTGAACTGTTCCAGCAGACCCTGCATCACGTTCTTAAGATCACCTATAGCTGATGCGTTACCTGTCGTAGCCATTATGCCAACCTCCCAGCCGGTAGTATTTCAACTTCAATTTCCTCAAACGACCAAGTCTGTGACAGTGTGTTGTTGCGAATGCGTATCGCCCCGTACTTGCCACGCGCCATGTGCCGCTGCTTCTTGCCCCGCCGGTATCCAGGACCGTACAGCACACCAGTCTTCTTGTAGGTATCAGTCGCCAGATTCTCAAGCACCTTCTCAGGTGAGTCACCGACGTACACGTAATACGATGCGTTGGATGAATCAGACTCACTCCCGCCTGATCCACCGCCAGCCATGATTCCCCACACATTGCCGATGATGCCCTCACCGCCCAGTGTATCACCCAGCGGGAACGGCCCGATGGTGACGTAACTGTCAACGGCCTCTTCTGTGCCACCGATGTCGTCGTTCTTCTCTGAGTCACTGAACTGACGGATGTAGCCATCGGAACAACCGAACAGCAAACCACGCTGTGACGGTGTGGCCGAGTGGTGGTACAGCATACTGAAGGGCGAACAGGAATTCGGGTACTGTTCAGGGTACCAAGAGTCACCACGCTTCTCGTACCAGTAGGACGAGTTCACTCGCGTTGTCAGGTTCACGATGGACAGCACCAGGCCGTGACGGTCGTGGTCGAAGCCCATGGTGATTCGGTGCGTCGAAGGATCAGCACCCTCATCAGCGATAAGCTTGGGCAGGTGATACTCAGATAGATGTTGCACGCCACTGAGATCACTGTTGACACGGTAGATCCCACCAGTGCCAAAGAAGTACAGACGCTGCTCATCGTCGTAGCACCATGACCTAGCACCGAACATGCCGGTGTCATTTGTCACCTTCTTCATCGTGCCACCCTGAGCCGGGTCACCAATCAACGCATAGATACTCTTCTGACAGCCAAACAGCAGGTAGTCAATACCGTGGGGCACCAGTGCGCGGATCATATCTTGAAGCACGCCATACTCAACGTCACCACCTGTGGCCGGTGACTGAACGTCGTTCGCATTGTACTGCCAGTCCCAGATCATTCCTTGTCGTGTTGCGTACCACTGGTGGGGGTAAGCCGGGTCACCAGCAGTATATAACCGACCCAGATACATAGCCCCGAGGTAAAGTCTATCAGGGATAGAGCCATAAGTAGTGCTAGAACCGTAAGTGTCAAGGTCATACCAGTGAGGCCCAAGGTCTTCATCAGCAGAGATTGTAAACGAGATCGAATTGCCATCATCGTCGAGTCCTGTTACTGTCTCCCCGGTAGTGAAGGTCGCATCCGTTGACCTGAACCCATAGATCGTACATGCACCAGACAGTGAGGTCACGTAGTCTACGCGCATCTTTGCGCCAGAACTGCCACCCGTCAAAATATTGCCAAAGTCGGGAGGGTGAGTCCCGACAGCGGCAGTTGTCAATTTTCCGTTTATGAAGTCGGCAACCTTCAGATTGGCACCATTGAGGATGATAGCCTTGCCGAATGCTTCGACCATTTCTAGGTTATCGCCCGTACTAATGTCACCATCTGAGGCTGCTAGTTTAGTCATGTCACCGTATGCCATTAGCTTATATCCTCATACCAAAGTTGGTCGTTGCCCACAGCAATTATACGCTTGTTATCAGTCAGTGCTGAACCAGTCACTTGTGTAACAAGATTACCATTAGCTGTTATTTCAAGTTCAAGTTCAATACCAGCACTAGCCTGTACGGGTCCAATCACATTGCCCGTGGCTTCTATCTCCAATTCGAGTTCGATAGAAGCAGATGCGCTAACCACACTGAACACCTCGCCTGCCGCAGTGAACTCCAACTCAAGTGCAATAGACGCTGAAGCCTCTACAGGTGTTCCAGAGTCACGTGGCTGATCTACTCCTATGTTAAGTGAATAATCATCACTGCCCTGTACTACACCTATGTTGAGTTCATATGCCATGCTATAGCCCTTCAATGTTGGCAAGAGAGTGCCCAGCCTCAATCAATGGTGAATCAGTGGCAAATGTAAAGTCCTGATTCGCGGGATCAGTAAGCTTCGGGTCCTCTTCCAAATCTGTGTGATCAAGTACACCGTTAGTTATATCCGTGGTGTTGTTATAGAAGATACAGTACTTCGTCACGGTTCCTTCGCCCGATGCGCTTCCCCGCAGACCATGTGTATTGCCCTGGAACACACAGTTCGTAAAGCCAAAACTATACTCCACGTCCATGTAAGCCCCTTCTCCACAATTATAGAAGATGGATTGGAACGCACCGAACGTAGTGGCTGGACCTGTTTCGATACCTTGATATACGCTATCAAAGATGCAGAAGTCAAAGGTTATGTTGGCATTGTAGCCATTCACACCAACTCCATTCGTTTTGCTACTTCCACACCAGTAACATGAGTGGAATGACGCCCAGTTACTTCCAAGGGTCACCATTGTGTTAGATGTGCCATGATCCGATGCCACGAACTCACACGATCCAACACGCACCCGTGTGCCAAGGGACAAGTAAGTTCCTTGGAAAGAGGAACCAGCATCAGCGAACCTACAGTTATAGATAGTGCTGTAGTTACCAAGGGCCACATAATTTGATGTTGTGGTAAAGCGTACATTCTCAAAATCAGTGTAGGTACCAATCGTCAGCCTATAAGTGACGAGATTATAGGTAGGCCTGTCAGAACCAAAGCAGTCATCACCTCTTGTAGCGTTATACCCACGCACATGTATCCTCGAAGACTTGCTGCCACTGCTTATCGTAGCTGTCTCCGACGCATTGTACGTGCCGCTCTTGATCCAGATAGTATTACCAGCCTCCACCTTATCATAGAATTCATCGTCAAGAGAAGATCCGGGCTCCCAAGCACCGCCGAGGTTACCATCCCCTCCCGAACCACTCGCCCCGGCAGACCGGTCAATAGTGATGTTGTTCGTATCAGTATATGCTGTGACCTGATAAAATCCAGCAGTCAATCCTGCACCACCGCCAATGTAAATAAGGTTACCAACCATGGCAGCGGTGAACCCACCAGTCGCGGATGACACGCCTGTTCCCGCACCATCGGTAGCAATATCTGATACACTCAACTGTGCGGAATCCTGTTGACTATAGTCCACTGACGTGCCGGGATCAAGATCGGCAAAGCCACCCCCATTGGTGGCTGAACCCTCGGCACGCAGTTCCAATACTGTAGAAGAGTCCCATGCCATAACATCCCCTTTACGGTTGTACAAAGTATATTGTCAGTTCACCAATAGCAAAGTTTAGGTACTGGTCAGTAGTCACAGCCTTGGACACTGTCAGCGCACCGTAGCCTATGATATTGGTACCGACAGCATCATCGTACAGCACGACGTGAGTTATCGTCCCCCATGACGCAGTGGCCACAGCAAACGAAATGGCTGCTGAGTTCTTGACTGCACCAGTCGTAGTCGCACCAGCCGCACCCCAGCTACCAGCGGGTACTTCTACCAGCGCGTAGGTATCACCAGGTTCTGTAATGTTTGCACCTGCCTTGGTCGGTGTCGTCGTAGACAGGCCAAGGTATGTAGACACGCTGGTTAGATCATCCAAGTGCGAATGTTCTTGAGCATTTGTGTATGGCATGGTTAGTCCTCGTCGTAGGGTTCATAAAATATTGCGTTCGCACAAGCGGCAATCAGCCGTCTGTTACTAGCTATGAAGTTTGCACCGTCAACGAATGTCCCTACGCCCGGCGCACCGCCCGATCTTGTTGTGCTGGTCGAGGGTGTCGGTGGGGCATACGCAACAGTAGTAAATGCCCACGTGTCGCCCGTTGCGGTGCCGTTCACATTAACAGCGTCTATCCTCCAATTATAGACAGTGCCATAGGCCAGTGGTATGTACTTGTACACTCCAAGATCCGAGGTGTCCCAGTACTCATTTGTTTCACCAGTGGCTACCAGTACCATCCCACCCGCAGCCGTACCGAGGTACACATTCCAAGTCTGGTTCAAGTCACCAGCATCCCAGTACAAACGACTGGGGTTCAGTGTCAGGCTACCAGTACCGTTAGGTGGCGTAGGATTCGTAGGCTTAGTTGGTCGTGGATCAAAGTTCCACTCGTCACCAGTCACGGTATCCTCGCCCTCTGTGGTATCAACACGCCAGTACACGACCGTTTCCTTTGGGAAGCTAGCTTCGGGTACCACGAGGTACTCATTCGTAGTTGAGCCGAGTGACGTTAGACTCCCAGACGCAGACCCTATGAACACCTCATGCGAGTCTGCATTCGCATCACCGTTCCAACTTAGCCGCCGGTCATAGCAGCCGTCTGTGTTGGTCGCACCGTCAGAAGGTGACGGGTTGGTAGCTTTGTATGGCCCTGATGCAGCGGGTGCAAGGTAGAACCGGACGGCGAACTTGTCATCATTCGGTGACCCGAACAGTGTCCCATAGCGGGTGTACGTTGGAGACACGTTGGCCTTATTCCCCCATGCCTCGCCAGACATACAGTCATACGCAATTTCAAGATTCGGTGTATTCCTGCCCCATGAACCCAGGCCATCATCGTACAGGAAGTCATGTCCGTCCTGTCCGTCGTAGGGAGAAGTACCTGGGTCTACCCAGTCAGTAGGCGAGTGTCCCACGTAAAGACTCCACACAGCGGGATAGCTCATGGATGAGCAATCGACTTCTATACAGTACCAGCCGGGGTCACTTATAGTTACCGGGGTAGGGAACGTGAACGTCTTAGCTGATTTATCCTCGCCTACCCACGTGTTAGTGTTCTGTGATGTGGCTGTTCCTATGACTGTAGAACTACTGGGCAGGGTAGTAGGGTCGGAGTTATACTGCCGAAGCCTGACTTGTACCGTCCCAGTGCTGGAACCACCGCCTGTGTACCGGCCCATGTAAAGCGATACTGAAGTTATATCAGGCATGGTTCTTACCTCAATGCGCCGATGACACACATGGCCACGACTGGTTGTTCGATGTCACCTATCTGATCCCCGTTTCCCCACTTGTCCAAAGCAGGACGTTGACCACCACGCGCACGACTGTCAAGCACGTCGTAGGCCCTGACATTCAAGGAATCAGGCGTTGTATCCTGTGGCTGCGATACCGTTCCGAAGCCTTTGTGGATACCCTTCAACGGAAAGCGTACTCTCATGGTAGTCTCCTATGATTATATAGTATAATAACGAAGCCCCTCCGAAGAGGGGCATTGGGTTACGAAGCCAGAACACCAGCAGATTCAAGAGCAGCAATCACGGCGTTTATCTTCGCGGCGAGTGCGGCTAGGTCAGTTTCAATCTGTCCCGCTTGCGTGGCGGTCATGTCAGTGCCAGTATCGACACCAGTAAGATCCGTAGTGATGGCAACATCTGCTATTGCAGACTGCTGTTGCCCACTCGCTACCAGATCAAAGTTGCAAGATGCGGCGGTTCCGACGTTGGTGTACCAGGCAATCAGCCCAGTTGCAGCGTCAGTTTTCAAAAACTTACAGCCTTCGACATAGCCAGCAGTGGCGTCAGTCGGGACTGTGGTACCATAGCACAACGAAATGCCATCCTCAATTTCCCAGATGACCTGCACAGCAGCCTTGCCAGCCGGGGAAGGGACCATGTTGTTGTGGTGGTACGCTAGTGAATAGCGATCAGCAGGCATAGTATGCCCTCCTAAATATCATATCCGGTTGTCACATCCGTCCAGTTTCGATGTAGTGTATGACGGGGTCCGTTTGTCATGCGCCCAAGTCGTTTGGGCCTCATGCGACGGTCCTTCATGTGCGATTCTGGAAGTTTGCGTTTATAGAACATGTTGGTATGATGAACGTCGTCAATCGTATCAGACGCATGTATCTCACATGCAGCCAAACACGCTGACTCGATGGTCTGGTCAAACGTGACTCCAGCGGGGTGGTAATACGGATGCGCAGGCTTGAGTATATAGCCACTGTCTGCATCAGGATTAGTTCCACCCGCAGTTCCAGCCATATCCAGCCAATCAGCTACGGTGAACGTGCCAGTACTCGCAGTATAGTCGGTGACTGCGGCATAACTACCCTTGCCAGTCCCGTATATAATTTCGATGTACCAACCGTTGAAGTAGTCGTCACTGGCAAAGTTCGTTGCCATGTCACTGTCTACCAGCGTAGTGTCAGTGGCTGAATCTGCTGTTCCGCCCTGTAGCTTGCAACCGTCGAAGTTGTAAATGAAGGGGAACTTCAGTGTGAGCGCAGTAGACGGCTGAGGCCATACTAGCAATTCCCACTTCCGCAGGCTTGACGCCACATTGGAGGTAGGCTGATACGGCTTGATAGCGGCCAGATACGGATGGCTCGTGTGGGTTGTTCGGGAGCGCATCTCACGTATCCTCTGCTCGTCGCACCACTCGATATGTGTGGAATTATTAGAACTGGCGCCATAGTGGATCTTGCCACACGTTTCACCGCCGAAGTCGGCTGACAGGAGATAACGGGCAGGATCGCTGTCTATGTTATCAGCACCAGTGCCATCAGGATCGAGTGTCACTGTCTCTTCACGTCGCATCCAATGCCACCCCTCTTTAGGGGCAGAATCAATGAACAAGTTGACGCCACGTGTCACCATTTCACAACACTTGTACAGGGAGAATGGGTCATCGTATGGCAGGATGGGTATGCTGGTTTCCGTAGAGGCATTGGCAATAGCCAGTTTCTCTGCAACCTTCAAGGCCAAACCATCCATCGTATAAGCTGTACTGGGTACTGCCATAGCAACCTCCTAGAATAAGGGAGGACCCCGAAGGGTCCTCCCATCTACAAGCTGGCATCCTTGCCAGAGACAGGCTTAGTCAGCCAGATATTCCTGAGCAATCTGAACCCAGTCGACGGTGACAACGTCACTGTCGGCGCCATTGGTTCCGACCACATGAGAGATCAGAAGATCCATAGCGGTATCGCCAGGCCAATTCGCATTGGTCTGACCAATCGCAACGTCCTTGGAGTCACCGAGGGCAACACCATCGACATAGGGCATAACGCGCCAGGAACCGTTGTCGTTGAGTTCACACTTGAACCCGACCTTGACGTAGGTGTCAGCAACGAGAGTCGCGGCAGCAGCAGACTGGGCTGTGCCAGAGGTGGCCTCATTGTACACCCAAGTCAGAGCGTCGCCATCGCCTTCGAGGACGGCAAAGCCAACATAATCAACGTCAGCGAGAGCGGCGGCATCGCCACCGAATGCACCACCGGCATCCTTGGCCTCGCCCGGCTGGGCCAAACCAACGAACATGCCAATGTCACCATCAGTGATGGAGTTGACTTTCACACGTGCCTCAAACCACAGGCGGTGGGGTCCACCAGCCTTCGGGGTCTTCCACACGCCACCGACATTGTCACCGGAGGTAACGGCCAGGACATCCTGGTCAGTACCATCACCGATGATCTGCAACTCGCCCTTATCAGAGGCTTTGATGGCCAGGTCACCCGCAGCGTCGGACTCAAGGTAGGCAGTCAGGCCACCGGGCTGACCCAGGACCAGAGTGCTACCACCAACAACGGCCTGGTGGAAATCATTGAAATAACGACGACCCAGGTGGCCCTTGTCATACACGTCAGTAGGGCAGTCCTTCCAGATCGAGGGGCTGGGCATACGATCCAGCGGGGCATCTTCGTGACCGAGAGTAACGATACTCATTGTTGTTCTCCTGTAAAAAGATGTCAAATACTAATTTGGTACTAACCGATGCTAATTTAGTATTAGCTGGTGATGGGCTTGTGAATTACGAAGCCAGCCTCACGCCGGTTGACACAGAGGTTGTTGTGCGCACCATCCAGGAACACGGTGAAGGTCGTGTGCTGGGTACGGTCCGTTTCAGGTTCGCCCTCTTCCATCCAGTAACCATCCTGGATATAGGGGATGAACTTCTCGAAGTTGACACAGTAGATCGGCTTCGTGGCATCGCCAGTCACCGGGTCCGTGACACCTTCCAGTTGCGGGATGTACTGAACGGGCAGGCGGTTGATGTAAACCAGTCCACCCTCATCCATGCGAATGTTGCCGAGAACGTCTTTGCCACTGTGATTGTCGTCACGTGCGTCGGCCAGATCCTGAAGCTCAACGACGGTGTCGGAATCAGTGTAGAAACGCTTGGCGCCATTACGCTTCTGCGCAGGGTCATTGATGAACAGCGGGGCTTTGAACCGCGTCAGGACGAAAGCCTTACGGATCGTCTTGAGCAGGTCGTTGTTGACCGCAGTGTAGACAGCGGCATAGTTACGCCACTTGTCATAGGTGGAGGCATCCAGGCCAGCGCAGGTCGTGCCAGTGGTGCCGTCCTGGTAACGGATGGTCTGGCCATTGAAGCCAGCGGTGGTCGCATCAGCATTCAGCATGTTAATGTAGTACGGCACACCGTAGGGGTTCAGGTCGTCACTGGAACTGTTCGGGGTCTTCCAGGCGCGGTTCTCAATGAGGTTCGCCAGGGACCACAGGCCGTCGATACGACGGGTCTTGAGCAGGTCGATGAAGCCCTTCGGGGACTTGTTCCGCATAAGCTCGATCTTATCCCAGGAATAGTGGGTGCCAATCTGGACCCAGGGGACATTGATAGTGTGGACCACTTCACCGATTGCAGGCTCATCCGTATCGAATGCCCGGCGATAACGTGCATTTCCGGTATCGTCCAGCATGACCTTACGAGTAATACTCTCACCGCCATCAACGCTCATGCGCTCCGTCTGGTAGATCCGACAGAACTCATAGTCCTGGTTGTCCCAGGTGACTTCAAAGTACTGATCAGGGAGATCAGGCAGAGTCGTTGCGATGAGGTCTTTCAGGTCAGCATTCTTGGTTGCCATGTGAATTACTCCTACCTAAAGATTTTATTGAGACTTGCTTGCGTATCCTGAAGCAACTGCGCCTCAGTACGCTTACCATTTTTCATCCGACCGCTGTTGGCCTTCGTCTTGCCACGGCTCTTCGAGGGCTTAAGTGTGCGGCCCTTGCTCCGCTTCACGACTTTCTTACGGATGCCGTCAACGGTGATCTTGTCACGGTACTTCTGGGTGACAAGAAGATGTGCGTCAAGCAGGGCTTCTTGAATAGGAACCTGTCGCCCTTGTAGCTTGGCGCCGCCGATAATCGAATCAGCCTTCTGCAACACTGCCCAGCGATGCTTCCGCTGTCCAGCCGGTAGGTCGTCCCATGTCTCACCGATGTTCATGGTGCCGTAGACTTCCTTAAAGGCTTTCATCGAATCAGCTTCAAAGAACATGTTCAACTGTTGCTCAACGCCTGACTCTTCCACTGCATTCTGATACCGAGTGTCAATGTCAGGGAGAAGCGCAGTGTCCTGCGGTGCTGGCTCATTGCTGGGCTGCATCGCTGCAATCGCTTCGTTCTGCTGCTTGAGCAACGCAATCACCGGAGCAGCTTCCTCCTTGCCTAGCGCATCCTCAAGCGCGGCTTCGTCTATGGTCGGTACTTTCGGACCAGCATCCTGTTTCTGATTGCTGTTCTGTTTGGCCTGCCGCCCCATAGCTGAATAGTGCGCGTTGATCTTGTTGCGCGTATCATAGATACCCGCCAACGTGTCCAATGCAGTCTCACGATCCATCCTCAGCATACGCTCGATCTTTTTATCAGACCAACCATATGCCTTTGCTGCCTGGATGTAAGCCTGCGGCACCGGCTCAAGATCCTCTTCCTTCTTGCCTGATGTAGAAGATTCCTCTTCGTCGTCTTCGTCGTCCTCTTCACGATCATCGCCATCGTCAGAATCGTCGTCTTCTTCGTGATCGTCGTCAGAATCGTCGTCTTCCTCTTCCTGCCCCGACTCTTCTTCCTCTTCGAGTTCGTCGTCGTCTTCGAGTTCGTCATCAACTTCCAGGTTTTCATTCGTGCCCGTACCGAAAATGTTTCCCAGCTTGTCTGCTACACGGTCGTTGAGAACTTCTTCATTCTCACCATCGGAACCAGGGGCTGCTTTTCTTTTCGATGTGACATCTTCAACTTGCTTACTCATTGTCTTTCTCCGTTCAGCTTTCCTCACACGAGGGGTAGGTTACTTGGTTACGAGACTCTTTTTGCCTTTGCGCCTAATACGTTGCGGGTGTTTGTAGAAACCTGTTTTCTTCAGGTACGCATCATGCTGTTGAACACTGTCAAACCCGATGCAACCGTCTTCACGGATCTTTACATCAGGGAACAACCTCTTGTGTTCAGCAAATTGCGTTGGGCTGATAGCTAAGGACTGCGAGTATTTTGTCTCACCATATTCCTTGTTACCGGCACCTGCACACTCACCACCAAAATCACGTCCTGTCTCGCCACCGCACGTGCAGGTAACCGGATCACCTGCCTGTGACATGCGGCGCATAAGTTCTGTGGACTCCCCACAGTCTTTACACTTGTAGATGTAGATGGGCATTACTTCTTCCTCCGAAACCGAGCGAGTTCATCTTTCGTCAGTGCGCTCCCCACACCACGCTCGATCTGCTTCGTCCTTACCCGCTTGGCGGGGTTCTTTGAGGGTTGCTTCTTAGCACGATACTTAGCCATTTCCTTGCGCATCTTACCAGCCAAGGTAGACAAGGCACTGCGCCCTGACTTCGCTGGATTCTTGGGTGCAACCGGTCGTGGCCGTGACTTCACTTTCTTGACAGCCTTGGCCGCTTTCTTCCGCTTGGCCTCAGCCTCTCTCTTCTCCGCTTCCAATTTCGCAGCGGCACGCCTGTAAGCTTCACTCATTACACTGGCCCTCCAGGTGACTTGATAGCACTCTGCATGATACCAGCCAACTCCTGTGACTGGACATTGATGTTACCCTGGTTGCCTATATTCTGACTTGCCATAGGCGCACCACCATTCTGCAACACGCCCCCCATCATGCCAGCCTTGCCCTCCGGTGGAGGTCCGAGTGCCTGCATGTACTGGATACGCGCCATGAACTCAGGATCATCGAACCAGTCTTGGACATAATCAGCCAAGTCCCACTGGTCGGCCATCTGAGTGATAGCACGCTGCGCGTTGAACGGAATGCCAATCATCATACACTGCACCGCAGTAGCAATGATCGACGGTACCACGGCAGTAGCGAAGTCAAGGATCATCTTGTTCAGCACTGTCGGGTCAATGGCCTGCATCGAGCGGGGCCGAATCGTAAACGCATAATCGAAATGGTCACCACGTCGCTGCTCAGGAGTCAGCACCATACCCTCGCCCTGCTTGAACGGGATAGGCTCACCAGCATGTTGCCTGGCGATCAGCGGTATTTTGATCAGCGGATCATAGTGCAAGAACCATGCCATGTCACCATTGATGCCAGCGACAAAGTCGTAGATCATGCCTCGTCTATCCTCACTCACAATGTTGGCATTGCCCTCAAGGATGGTCGCTTGCGTGGCTGTCTTAGCACCAGAGGCTACACCCGCCATCTGGTCAGGGTTCCCAGCCATGTAGTTGAACCAGGTCTGCAAGTTACCAAGCGCACGATCAGTCTCTACTTCAGCGCCGGTGGTACTAACCACTTCGACAGCATTCGGGTCACCAAGGATAATCTCACCATCTGGTGCCTCGCGCATGTCCTCCGCTTGATCCGCGTTCGCAGGGTCTGCAACAATCAAAGACTTCTGGTTCTTCGCCCGTTCCATCTGCTTGACCATGAGTTCATTCGCCTGGACATGAAGGTCGTACCAGATGCTAACAGGGGCAATTGGGAACGGATTATCAGGTACTGGTTGGGTCAGTGACAAGAACCGATACGGACCTTTGCCTGGCCCATAGTAATCCTGTATGCCCAGGTATTCATCGCACATGTGTTGGTTGGGATCAGGTATCGTTATGATGACCTGTTCCTCTGGCAAGTACAACTCAACTACATCCACGTAGTCATTCATGTCGGCCAGTTCATCCTCACTTGACATAGCTGTGCGCGTCAGACTGGATACCCTGGCTGTAGGGTCTGCATCCCTGGAGCGTGGCAATTCCATAATGAGGTCTTCGTCATAGTTGCCGTCTTCAAGCAGTACGGATCTAGGCACCGTCATACGGTGACCCATGAATGCTGCCTCTTCCAGTTTCTTGCAGTGTGTGTCGATAACAAAGTCATCAAAGTCCACGTTGTCACAGTAGACCTGGCCGGGATCGACACGGATGTCACCGAAGTCAATCATTGAATCAGAAGAATTTATTCCGACCTTAACGATGCCCAAAGCAAATAGGGCGTCTACAACCGCACGACGAACGATTGTCTTGATGTCCAGTTTCTTATCAAGGTTATCCAGTGCAAGGCCCATCATATAGGCGTATGCCTTATAGTCAGGGAATTCGGTAGTAACCTTGTTGATAGGATTCCGCATCACCAAGTTAGGTACCAGGGACCTAATAACATGATAAATCATGTTGATGGGTTCCTCGCCCTCAATACATTTGCCACCACGGTAATAGTGTCCCACATATTGCTTGATACCCATCGCCCTTCCGCGCTTGAACTTCTCCATGCGCTCGAAGCCCTGCTTTACACTAAGCATGACCTGGCGTTCTGTTGATCGCTTGCTCATGTCACGTCCTCAACTAAAGCATATGTGTTTTCACTTTCCGTTTCAACTTACGCTTCCTAATCATCTGCTTCTTTCGGTAAGCAGGTGTTCGCTTGTCGAACTGAATCTCTTCAGTCTTAGCACCACCAACCTCACGGTCGTCCAGTGTGAGCGCATCAGCAATCACACAGTCACCATGTGTCTTCTTGGCTTTGGCATCTTCTTCGACAAGTGCAGCAGGGCCTATCGAACCCTCTGGGTAGTAGATGTACTGACGTGCTTCATCCAGTGCCCATATCGACGGGTTGATATAGCCTCCATGCGCAAGCGCACGGTCGTATTCGCGTAACAGTTCTTCCTTTTCACGCTGACCAGAGTGCCATCCATACGATCGTGTCTTCTGGTCGTTCTTCTGCCCTGTCTTCCGTCTCCTGTAGTACTTGGGGTAGTTGTACTTCTGAACTACCTCCCTACCGAAGTCCCACCCTGGACCGTTGTTCTCCCACTTCAGCAACGGCAAACCACCACGACCACCAACCCATATGGCTAGTGCCATGGCGACTCGCGCAGCCTCATACGGTGGTGTATTGGCGTCACGCCATTCTGCCACCTTAATCTTTGTTTCCTTGCACTTGATAGAGAACACAGTGTTAGAAGCGCCTTGTCCTTTACTGAGGTCAATACCTATGATGTACGACTTCGTTTGGTCGAGTCGCTTGTCCTTCTTCAAGTTCACCCACACTCGCAATGGACCCTTGCACTTGCGCAGTGTGTAACACTCAGGATCACGTATCCTAACCTTATCCTTCACAGCCTCATTCGGTATCTTCGGCAGCAGGTCAATCGACCACCGAGTCAAGGGTTCACGACCGAACAGGGCCTTATGCCTGTCGACATTCGATTCACTGAAAAACAGGTCGCCAGATTCAACGTCCTCTGCATCAACCTCTCGTGCCATTTCCGCACGTGACCTTACCTTCTCTTCTGCTAGGTACCATGGTGACCTGATTCGGTATGACGCAGTGATAGGATCTTGGTCAACAAAGCGTCCTCTGCCCTTATCAGGATGGTCCCACCACATGAGCGGAAACACATGGATCTGACCGGAATTCTTCCAACGAGAGTATTCAGTACCAGGACCAGCGACAGTAGAATTAACCAGGCGCATAAGCCCAGCATCGCGTGTAGCAGAGCGCATGAGTTTGCCATTCTTAACCTTCGCAAACTCATCAAGTAGTATAACAAGACGGCGGTCACCAGACGCTGCATGTTCGGTTGTCGATTCTCCATCTATACAACTCCCATTCCACTCGTTCAGGAGGTGCATTTTCGTCCTGTTCTTTCCACCAGGCATGCAATCAGGTGGCAGCATCCAATCAGGCAACCAGCGATTGATATAATCATGCTTCTGAAACAGTGCCTTCATGTTGCCAGACTTGTCCACGTAGTCTTCTGTACGTGACAGTTCGAGCAGTTGACTGCCGGGCCTGAATAGCCACAACCAGTGCATGAACGTAAGACAGCACCACGACGCACCCATATCACGAGATTTATTGATAAGGATGTCACGGCCCTTGTCGTCCAGTTCATCAGAGTTCAACCTATAGATCAGTTCGTCGAACAACTCGTTCTGGATGTCCCAAGTTATGAACGGCACATGCTCATTCTTGGGCTGGGTCATCTCGCCTTTCTCATTGATGTCAAACTGATGGTACGTCCACACAAACGCATTGATCCAAAACACTACTGACTTCTCACAAGCGGCCCATAATTCACGTTGAACCGCTGGGTCATCCTCTGCTTCCTTCAGCAGTTGGGCACGCCACTGGCAGTTTCTCAACTCACCTCGTGGTATCTTGTAGCCAGTGGTTGGATCAGTCCACACCGACTGCCTGATTGGAAACGGAGAAGGTAACTCCGGTTTCGCTACATTATGGTTACTTGATAACAGCATACTAACCCTCTTCAGCTAGATTCTTCAACCGGAGCCCAACCTGCTCATCAACCTTGGAACTCTTAGGCTGCTTCTTCGGGCCTGCCGTGTTGTCTGCGGTGGCAGTCTTTCCTTCAAGTCTGTCCCACAGCATTTGCACATATCGGAAGTCGCCACGCACAAGCTTTCGCTTGAGTTTACCTTTATCAGATTCTTCTTCAACGTGATCCCTTGACTTCTTCCAAATCTCACGCGCAAGGTGTTCAGCATTGGTGATCGGAACCTCACGGCCATCTTCATCAATGACGACCTCATCAGATAGTTCGTTGGCGATCTTGTTGATAAATTTAGAAAGCAGCATGCCAGCCGAGATTCTTTTCCCTCTCTCGAAGTTGTCCATTTGTCGCACCTACCACTGAGTCAATAACAACATCTATCGGTATACACACGCTATCGTGTCCAGCCTCGGAGCCAAACCCGCCGACCAGAAGTCCTATGAGTTTGCCACGTGAATCAAACACAGCACAGCCACTATTACCTGGCGCTGTCCATGCGTCTACAATAAACTGGTTCCCAGCCCAGTCGCCGATGTCGACACTTGGATTGCTCACACGTCCCCAGCCTACTATATTTGGAACCCCGAACGGGCTACCGATCAGTATGACTTTCTCTCCCAGTTCTACTGGCGACTGCCGCAACCCGATTACGGGCAGATCAACTGACTCACTCAGTACTATAACACCGACATCGTTTATACCGTCACTACCCCATGACTTGCCCTCTACTTCCAGGCCGTCGTAGAACTCCAGGCGTATATTAGTAGCACCATCAACACAGTGGCCGGCTGTTAGTACAATATTTGGCGCAACCAGAACCCCACTACCTGTCCAGCCACCACGTGCAGATTCGGCAACTAGTCTACACGTGCTTGCCTTCACACTATTGGCAACTGCACGCTCAAAGTCCATTTCCTTCACTATCACTGTTGGGTCCATTCGGAGTTCAATACTGGCCAGTTCAAGGCTGGCGATCTTCTCTTCTAGTCTGTAATTAGTGAAACCCAGCATTGCAAATACCAGGGCCAGTATTACTACACTTTTAGCTATTCCGCGCATTGTACACCTTCCTGTTGTACTCTTCTTCGACCCTATCACACTCCATCATGTAGTATCGTTCAAGTCCCTTAAGTTCGTTTACTGTGAACTTCTTATCGTCCCTGGTCCACAGTTCTAGTTGTCTCTTGATCCATTCCTCACCATACTTATCAGCCATGGCAAGGTAATACGCTGGCCACATACCTGACTGTGTGACATTGCATCTGTAACACTGGGCATGAACAGCCTCGTCCTCGAAGAGAACACAGTCCATCCTGCCTGGCATGAAGTGACCAGCTTGTAGTTTCTTATAAGGATACATCCGACCGCAGGTGATGCACCGTCCTTGGTGCGTCGTCCCTGTCGTTTCCATACAGTCCCGCAGTCTTATAAAAGCTGAGAAGTGTTTCCAAACTTGCTTCTTCCAATCCGTCAGAGTCCACTCATCCCTGGTCTTGCGCTTTTTCCGCGTCTTCTTTTTGTAACTAGGGCGCTTAGGCTCTGCTTCCATGGTTTCTTTTCCTTCTTCGGTTTCTTTTCCTTCTTCGGTTTCTTTTCCTTCTTCGGCTTCTTCGGCTTCTTCGGCTTCTTCACCTTCCCTGGTTTTACGAAGGGCTGTCGTTTCTTTCAAAGGTTGCAATCTCAGCCTGGAGATTAGTAGAGTTTAGGGTCGTCGCAATAATCAGGAACTTCGCGTGGGCATTCCGATTGAACGTTATCTTCGCACAATTGTCAGCGGCGGTGCTGAATTCGGTAGCGTCAAAGGACTGATCGACCTCAGTGACAGTCATCGTGTCATTATACAGTCGCGACCCGCCACGCACGGTCATCTGTCCAGCGGAAGTAACCACTGTAGCAACTGGCATGAAGTCTTGGTTGTCACCACGAAGTGCGTAAATTGCGAACGCGTTAGCATCGTTATTTGACCCGCTCACATGAGTAATCAGTTCAACATACTCGTTGGTGTCGTGTTGTAGGTCAAAAAGGATATGATTAGTCGGTGTCAGGGTATTCAGGAGTGTCCTTGCATGTCTCTCTGTCACTCCCAGTGCCGCTTTTGCTGTCGTTATCACATTCTCGCTCGGCAGGTAGCTGTTCGGATACTGCATCTGTCTTCTCCTTGTTCTGGCTGTCTATAATGGTTTGCAGGTGCTTGATCTTAGACTGCATGTCCTCGATAGTATCCTGCACATTGTCAAACTGTTTCACTTCTTCATCGCCCTTCTCAGAGGACGTGACACTCACGAATGTCTCACTCATAGGCACAAGTCCACGGCCCTTTGTACAGTTGCCACAGTAGATCTTAGGCACTGAGATCAGACCATTTTCGGACACGTGCTTGCTTCGTTGCGAGTTTCCACATCGGCCACACTCGTACATCATAATAACTTCAATAACCTTAGTTACTCTCATTACACAGTCTCCAACCCATGCGCCATAGAAATCTGGCTATCCTGTCTGGTGATCCGTCATGTACATAGTCGTCACTGATTCCTTCAGCGTGCATCGCTTCGTGTATGGCTGTGTTCAACGCTTTAAGTGTGCTGCCCTCCAATATGATCATGTCGAGTCTGGGTTCCTCGCCTGGCTCATCAGGTATGTCACAGCATCCGTCTAAACCGTTGGCGATGTCGATGTGATACTTTCCGTATCTGAAAGTGTGCGTCCTTACCACTAGAATACCCTCTTCCACCAAGACGTGAATCTGTCGTTTAGTCGCTCGAACCAGTTACGTCTAGGCGGCGGAGGTGCCGGCGGTTCATAGATGGTGACAAGTCTAGGGCCACCATTGATTTTCCTTCGGCGCTGCCACTCACGCTGCTTCTCTTGCATGTCCATCAGTTAACCCTCACTGCCACAGTTTTCCAATAGTCCAATTTCTTTCTGAGTATAGGGGCAACAGCTACGACTTTACCATTCTTTACCTCAAACCCAGCACACAAGTATCTGGTGGCAACTCTATACAGTCCGTCTTTCATTCTCAACTCCTACGGAGGTTGTCACTTCATTGCGGGTGTTAGTGTACTACGCATGTCAC